ATGCTGCCCGGTGCAGCGTCTATTGAAGCTGGTGGTGGCGGTGTAGAGAACCCGATGTCAGCCGCGCTGAACCTAGAAGAAGCGCGTCCCATCCCGTCGATGGCAGAAGACTTGGAAGCAGAACGCTATATGGATGCATCCTTCAAGGGTCTTGGTGTAGCTGGTGATGTAGCTACAGCCGGTGGACTTGTCATGATGTCTACGGGTGCTGGCTTTATTCCCGGTGCGTTCCTGACAGCCGGTGGCATAGGCATGAAGGCCGTCTCGAAGTACGGCGATGACATTGCTGACGGTCTGCGCAAGCTGTTCGATATAGACAAAGACGCAGCCATGAAAGCTGCTGAACGTATTGATAGCTTCGCTGATGATGACAAGCCGATTGGTGCTGCCATCAGCATGCTCGGTGCAGAGACGAGGAAGGCTCGTAAGGCTAAGGATAATACACAGCCGCCTGTCAGCAGACCTCGTGAGAGCGCACCTACGCGCGATCTAGGGCTGTTCAATCGCGCTGAAGAAGCTGTCCTTAATATGGACATCCCTGAGAAGGGCATCAGGGGCGATGCGCTGTTGTCTAAACTACGTAACAACTCAGACGTCCCTAACGACGAGATTGAGTTTGGCCTTGGTTTGGCAATCAGACCTGACGATATGCTTACCAAAGATGATCTGAAGAAGCTCTTCTCCACATCTTCTGAACGTGGCTACTTAGCCGAGTTTGGCTTGGAAGAGCGTGTACGGATGCAAGACCCTACACAGTTTCAACAGACAGACTCTGTAAAATTTGGTGGCGGTCTAGAGTACGAAGGTATGACAGATTATCGCTATCCAGATGAGCCGGGTTCAAACTACTCAGAGTATACATACCACTTGCGTCCTTCTGCGGCTCAATCCGAGGCATTAGGCGGTGATCGTGGAAATAAGTTACAGCAGTATCTTGATGCGTCGCGCACATCAAACAGGGGCATCGACTTCAGCCGCATAGACCCTGGTGCACCAGTTGCTGCAACGAGTCGGAACATCTTGGCAAAGTGGGGTGACACGGAATCTCTTAGGGAAATCTACGTAAATCACTATGCAAGAGATGGCATGCTTGCTGGAATGGATGACGGACGCCCTCTTAGTGAAGTTATTGAGTATATCGATGGACTAGAGGAAGTTGATGTTCGTGCAGATATGTATGGAATACTTCTGAGGGACATGAATGAAGGTCTGAAGACAGAGGTAATTAAAGTTCGTAACAGAACTGGCACTACTCCCCCCGGTCTAAATAAACTGAACATAGCCGTATCTAACTACCGAAGAAAATTCAATGCTGACCCATCAGAGTATGACGATGTCGTGCTTGGCGATATTGGCGATCTATTTGATGACATCGCTTCTGACGCTGACGGCGTAATTGATCCTGACATGGTTGCTCGTCTTCAAACATATATGACTGACGGCACATATGTTATGGACGCAGATGTAGATACAGTTGGCAGGTCTGGAATAGTGTTCCGCAGCCCCAAGCATTTCTACAGAGACAACGACAACCAGCTATTCCACATGCGTACTTCTATAAGAACTACGAATGATGGGAAGCGTGTCCTGCTGATCGAAGAGATACAGTCTGACGCCTTGTCCGGTGCGAAGAAAGGAACTACAGACGTAGAAGTTCCGTACAAAAACGAAGGCTACATGAATCTGGCACTAGCTAGAGCCATGCGTATTGCTGCTGAACAGGGTCTGGATGGCATATCTCTTACGAACGCAGCCGCTCAGATTGAAAGAAACAGAGGTGGCTTTGCAAACGTCTTTGATGAGATGACCAGCACATTCGGAAAATCAGAGACAGGCGAAGACGTAACCACTGTATTCCTGTCTCAGGAGGGCAATGTTAAGACGCGACTTACTGTCGATCCAAAAACAGGCGAAGTCACAGGAGCTAGCCAGCGAGATTTGGTAGGTATGCAGTTATCTGAAGTCATCGACAGCAGAGAAACGGCACAGCAACTCCTAGATAAAGAAGGTACAATACCTGTTTCTCAGCGTGTCATCGGTAAAGACGGCTACAAAACTGTCTATGACAAGAAGCTGCCCAGCAAGATGCGTAAGATTATCAACCGCATGCAGTTAGATGAGGGCGTTGATGTCTCCCGCGCCGATATCACTGTGGGTGGTAGAGACTTATATCCGGATTACGCAGGCGTAGGCGATGACTTCGATCCAGACCTGTTTGAGGAGATGATAGAAGCCTTTGAGGATCAAGCAACACTGCCTATAGAAACGCTGACCGCTCAGATTGCACGAAACGGCATGGCTCTTTATGGAATGAACATCGAAGAGTTCACGCGCATTCTCGAAAAGAAGTACGGTCTTGATGACTTAGGAAATTTAGGTGGTGTAGACCCAGACTACTTACAACTAACCTATGAAGATGTATTCGACGTAGGAACGATGGCGCTGACAGACAGAGATCGTAGTTTATATGCGATGCAGGTTCAACGAGCGCACCCTGATGTGTTTGAAGACATTACAGATGCAGAAGATTTTGTGGACGCCATCGTGTTACGTCCTACCGCCAATTACGGAAATAATCCATCAAGTAACTTTGATGACTGGGCTATGGAGTCTAAGCAAGCTGCTGGTGATCCGATTGTTGTGAAAGACAACCACACCGTCATATTCACAGACGAGATGCGCAAGAAGATTATGGAACAGGGTCTGCCGCGTCTGCGCAAGGGCGGTCTAGTCAGCCCCAAATAAAAAGCCCCCCGGCAGTAAGGAGAAGAACCTGCCGAGGGGCTAGAAGCTAGCAGTAGTCGAGGACACCTACCGCTTGTCACCGCTTCCTTGCAGAACGCCTCGCTGCTGGCGGTCTGCTAGTTTTTGAAGATTGCCGTCTGCGATCTGGGCGAGGTCAAATCCCAGATCATTCGCTAGCACTGCACAATACCAGAGGCAGTCGCCAATCTCCGCAGCGATATCCCGTTTCATTTGGTCCGAGGTATTCTTATCTCGGACTATTTTTTTGACCTTGTCAGCAACCTCTCCCGCTTCACCTGCAAGTCCCAACGCCGGATAGATGATGGCGTAATCCTTCGGGAATATTGCTGTCTTCAGCGCCTTCTGCTGATACTCCGATATATCCATTCTGATCTTGTCCCTCGACTTCGCGGCATAGAAATCACCTACCTGCTTTCGCAAGATATCTGAGATCTCTTTCGCCCACTCTTCATCCATGCTCATCGCACTAACCTATTAGTCAAGAGTATAAATTAACAAGATTGTTTTAACAAGGTCGGAAAGACCTGTTCGAACGGAATAAGTTCGTGTTGTTCAGCAGCGTAGCAGGGCTTCTTGAACACGCCGTGATGCCCCCACCGCTCTTCCTTGTAGAGTTCGCTGGCGTACATGCAGCCAGCCACTCTGTACTCCCCTCTCCGCCCTATTAGCAGCACATATAGATCGACCGCTTCATGCTCCTTCATGGAGAACAAGCGGCCATTGTTGTGCTTCGTAGATTTAACGTCGATGCAGAGGCCGTCAAAGATGACATCGCCCTTGTCTGTACCATTATTTACAGAACGTACACCGATCTCGAATACAAGATCTGGATAAACACCGAAGTATTTACACAGAGCAAGCTCAGACATGACCCCCTCGATGTCTGGATCGAGTACAGACGCCTTCGGGAGGTCTGTCTTCTTGAGCTTGTTCTTGCGTGAATTAGCGTATCGCGCTCTCGCAAGCGCCATAGCTATTCGCTTTTCTGAATCATCCAGCGCTAGGTGAATCATCCGCCAGCGTTTCCTTCAACAGTGAGGTAAAGCCGGACTCGGTGACATTCAGGCGATCCAGAACAGCGATTGCACGCTTCTTCTCCGTCTGGATCTCCTGTAGTTGAGCGACGAGATACAACTGCCGCTCACTCATTTCAGACAAAGGGTAGTCAACACCATCGATGACGACTGACCCCTCTTCTACTTTTCTCGCTTCCATTTTTAACTCCGTAGTCAACTAGCTATATCCACTATCTCGCACACACCGGCTGTGCAGGAGAGTTCCTGTGTGCCTGTGGTGTTGTCTTCAGACTCGTAATTCGCAAGCTCTGACCAGTTGATACGAGGTGGCATCTTGGACAGCATCTGTTCGTACTCTTCAGCCGTACAGTCCTGATAAGGGGCTTGCTGATAGGTGTGATCACTGTGCGGCAGGAAGCTAATCCCTGAGCAGTAATCAAAGTTCTTCCAGACCCATGCGCCTACGTCCATCCACTCGCCCTCACGGACAGAGATCGTTACAGATGGCTTGTGTTCACACCAGTCACGCGCGTAGATCATCCACATGTCGAGTTGCTCGATAGCAGACATTGCGTTGCGGTCTATGCACTTACCCGGTGAACGCATCGGGAAGCTGAACACAGTGGTTTGATCTGGCTTCATGACATCAGGTTCATTGGGGATGCCCTGATCGATCATGAACTGCGTAAGTGGATCTTTGTTGTCTCCACGTACAGTGCGGATGTAGTGCTGGCTATGACGCGCATGAATGCCGCTGGCACTGTCTACAAGCTGCGAGACTGTACCACTAGGCTTGACGCAAGTGACAGCAGTTGACTGGGGTATACCCAGCTTCTCAGCCAATTCCTGGTTTGTCTGTACAGCTACTTTGCGCAGCTCTTGCAGGATATGTCCGATGTTCTTGCCGTACTGCGTAGAGCGACCAGACAAGATTTCATTGTCCATGATGCCCGTCAGCGACACACCAAGCAGACGCTCTTCCTCTGTGTTGTCACGCCAGATCTTACGAACATACTTGAAGTTGGTAAGAGTGGACTGCCACGTACCGAGGATAGTAGCCAGACGCACCTTGCGCTGAATTGTGTTGGGCGAGTCCGTAGAACGCACAACCACCTCAGTCAGGTTACATAGTTGATATGGACGAAGAATGATTTCACTACACGGATTTGTTCCGAACTCGTGATCTGTTTCACGACGTCCATTCTCTGACGCTTTTTTCTTCGCAGCTTCGCGATTGAACATGCCACGCTCACCTGACTTACTCTCGACGAGAGCCAGCCATTCACGCATGAATGTCTCCATGTCAGGCTTGTGCTTGTACGTAGCAGAGTTGTTAGCCAGAGAACGCTGGCCTTCGTACTTCCACCACTCGCCAGACTTAGCATGACGCATCTGATCATCGTTGAGGTTCGACAGACTGATCAACGCAGAGCGACGTACACCGCCTACCACAACTACTTCACCTGTCTTACAGGCGATGTCATGACACTCGATGGGATACAGACGACGACCCGCTGCTTTCTTGAAGACGGACACAGTAAACTGGAACAGCTCGTTCAAGGGCTGTGGTCCGCTAGAACGTCCACCAAACGTCTTCAGACGCTCACCAGCAGGGCGTAGGGCAGACATGTCCCAGTGAGGCACATGACCACCGTAAAGCATGGTTATCAGCTCACGGAACGCCTTAGCCCAGCCTTCCTTGCTGTCCTCTACCTTGATGACGACGTTGCTGTTCTCGAACGAGTCAGAGACGACAGGCAGCTTGTCTACGTTGTTGCGCTCTACAGAGAAGCCAACGCCAGTGCCACACATCAAGATATACAGCAGTTCATCAAACGCACGGGGGTTATCGATAGGAAGATACGAACAGTTGAAAGCAGCAAGGTGATTGCGCTCAAGTGCCTTCCCTGCTGTCATCAATGCCCGCATTGACGGCATGATCTCCAGATTCAGGACTGCTTCTTTCAGCTCATCCAGCTCTGGCTTCGTTACAGGAACGCCATGCTTCTCTTCAATCCACCGAGACATGTAATCGAAGTAGCGATCTACAGTCTCAGACCAGTCTTCACGACGGCCTTCTTCGTCCAGCCACCGTGCATAACGGCTCTTATGAATGAATGATTGGTAGTCTGTTGGTAATAAGTTACTCATATATCCTCTCCACTTTTACGCGACCGACCTCAATGTCGTCGAAGTCGTGGAAATACTCCTTCAACAGCTCTTCAAGCTGCTCCTCTACTCGCTCATCTGCGGGTATGATAGGAGAGTCCTCGTCTAACTCGACAACAAGAAGCACCCGCAGTTTCACTTCTCATACTCCTCGATGAGCTTGTCCAAATACCATCGGGCCTTTCGTAAATCCTCAGACCCGTTCTTGTAGCGATAGCGCCAGAGATACTTCAGGATATTTCCCTGAAGGTAATGCTCGAACCCATCACCTGTTGCCGCTTCAATAGCGTCAATGCACTCAATCCCAGCCTCGTTGTAGTGAGGTGGGCTGTTCACCATGTCTGGCTTTCCTGACTTGTCTGCCTTGTCTGCATAAAATGCATCGATCAGTCGCTCTTCATCAGGCGACAGCTCCTGCATCTTTTGCTTCATATATTCTTCGTGTCGCATCAGGCTGACCCCAGTGTCTTACCGAAGTTGACGCGCACGACGTTGCCGTCCTCTTGCTCTATCAGGACGTCATCTTCGTTCTCTTGATTCAGTCGTCGCTTTACGATGTCCGACAGCATGTGTGCGATGCTGTCATTATCTTCTGCCAGTTCAAGCGCAGCGGCCATCATATGTGTCACATGCAGAAGCATCGTGTGGTCTTCATCATCAAGCTGATTGTCGGCAGACCAAGCGATCTTCACCTCAACATCACCTCGCCAGCCATCAGCTTCCATGCTTGGGCTGATAATCAATATGTAATCGTTAAGATCGTACAATCTTCTTCTCCCCTTTGAATCGGATGAATTTGGTGCGGATGGCCTTGCCCTTCTCGCGCACCCAGTCCTCTGGAATTTCTTTGTCGTAGTAACGAAAGCCGTGCTTGATGCACCAATCGGCATAGCTAGACTTCGCACCCTTACGTAGCTTTCTGCGGCTGCTCTCGAACACGAAACGAATGTCGAGGTCAGGGTGCTGCTGCTTGATCTTGAGATGCTTCCTGCGATCTGCCGCTGTGAATAAGCCCTTAATCTCTACGATCACGCCGTTCATCAGGATGATGTCCGGTGTATAGGTGCGGTAAGCTAGGTCTTCCCATTCGATCTTTGTCTTTTCGTATTCGAACTCGACGTTGTCGTTGGTCAGCTTCTCGCAGATGACTTTCTCAAGTCCGCTGCGGAATCCTAGCTTACGCGCTGCACGGTATGCTTTAGATGAATACATCAGTCGTCGATGTATGCGACCATCGGCTTGTCTTGCGCATTGCTACAGCGTGATGGTTCTTCCGTGATTTTGCCCTGCCAGCAATCAAACCTGAAGGCACAGAAGCCACAGGTCGTAGGCAGTTTTTTATTGCCGGTTGGCTTGCGTCGATAGAACTCCTCTACAGGCTC